AAGGATTTAAATTTGGAATTACTACTTTCATATCAGAAGATTCTTTAAATTGACTTCCACTAATATTAAAAAGTTCTCTATTTAAATTATCTATCAGAATATCTCTAATAATGTCTACTGGTTTTCCGTTATATGATTTTTGTAATCTTATCAATCTTGAATAGTAGCCTATATCTTCTATGAGAGAAATACCAACAAGTTCTTGTGAATCATTTGTTTTAACTGATCTTACAATTTCTGTTATAATAAAATTTTTCTCTATTGTATAACCAAGTTTTCCGTCGTCGGTTGTAATTTCTATTTCAACAACTTCTGTTCCAGAAATCTCGGTTCTTTCTACAATTCTATCATTATCTGCAAATAATACTTGAGCTGTTAAATAAGGTTTATCTATATGTTCATAAATATTTACTTCATTAATAACTGAAGTAATATCATATACAACAGATCCATCATCTCTATCTTTTCTAATTCTTAATTTTTTAATTAAAAATTCGGCGGAATTATCGGACATTAGCTATTCTCTCTAAGAGAACTTTTATATGCGGAAAATATACCGGCAATAGACTCAGGCTTAAACGCCTTAATTCTCATATTTAACTCGTTTTCTTCCTGATAGTGTTCAAGATTAGTTATTTCAACTAAACCAGATCCAGGACCTACTGTTGGATCAATATCTACAATGTCAGTACCTAATCTATAATATCTTACCGCATTATATTCTAAACTTGAAGAATGTAGAGTAACTGTTTTTGAAGGATCACCAACAAGTTGTATTGTTTCCGAAACAGTAAAGGTTGGTGTTCCAGCTACTGTGATAGTACCAAGATTTGAATTTGTTGAAATTATTTTTCCGACCGTAGTTGAGTTTTGTCCAGTAATAGAATCATTAACTTTAAATTTATCATAGAAATAATCACGTGTGATAAGTGTAGTATTATTATATTTTCTTTTTACGTATGCAGTTAAACTTTTATTTGATAGAGGCCAACCTTTGGTTTTTAAATTATCATTAAGTAAAAAGAACGTCCAATAATAATCTGTTGTATCATATAACATTTGAGAAACCTGATCGGGTCTTTCTCCGTCGTATAAATCATAAAAGGTATATAAAGATGAATTATCTTTTAATCTATCAATTATATCTATGTATACAGATAAGTTTTGAGTACGGTTAAAATCTTTTTCATTACCATACTTATATACTATTTCTGGAAATCCTGTAAAAAAAGTCATTACTAAAATCCTCCATTAATACCACGTGCACGATCGTTTAATATCGATTGTATTCTAGTATTTTCTTGGTTTTTTGCTATTAAAGCTTTTGGAGATAGATTTCTTGTTGCATCCTTTTTATCCAAAGTAAATTCTTCTGCAAACGCTACCTGAATACTCACTTCGTTAAATTCTCCATCTTTATAAAAACCACCAGTATTATTATATGAAGCAGAAAAACTTTTAAGATACATGTGTTTAAAACTTAAGTTTGGATTTTTTTCTCCTAAATCTCTTCCATCATACATTAAATTTACCTGAAATATATTAGGAAATTTATAACCAGCACTTACTGAAGTATCTAATCCTTCAAGCGGAATAGTTTCTGGATAAAGATTTCTTCTAAAAAAAGAAACAATATTTCTTATATGATTTTGTTCTTCTACACTTGTTGGAACCATTTTAAAATCAAAGGAAAATTCACGAATATTAACTGATCTAAATATCATTCGTGTATTAGGATTAGGTGTTACTCTCAATGCACCTCTTATAGCGTCAGTTTGCCCGGGAAGACCTGCGGCAACACGACTGGCTAAAAGTGATGCTGCATCACCAGATAAATTTCCTTTTAATCCTTCTATTAAACTTTTTCCAGCAGTTCCTACTGCATCACTTATTGCGCTAACAACACCTCTACCCTGTTCTATTGCTGTACCTGTAGATGCACCTAAAATACCTAAATCTGCACTATTAATAGTTACTTGATCAGCTATAGTAACCGGTGTTGGCATATATAATGCAACAGATTCGTCTAAATATCTTTCAGTACCAACTGTAAGTCTTGAGTTTTCAAAAAATCTACCTACACTATTAGCGGTTTCTTTAGTTGCATCAATTACTTCATCTACTACACCACCTACCGTTACGATTCTTCGAGTCCCTGGTGGTGGAGTATTTGGAAAACTCATATCGCTTGACCGAGCACTTGATGGTTGCCTAATTACTTCTTTTTGTGCATATGTTGGACCTCTTTTTTGAATCGGAGTAAAAAGAACATAAGCTTTATACTTATCCCGATTGTCAATAGGGTACATGTATCTTATTGATGATGACATTCAAAATTTCCTAATAAATAGAATTATCTTATTCTTATTTATATAATTAAAATGAAAGTATTATGAAAACATACCAAGGAAAATATAAAGTAAAGTACAGATCAAAATATCGTGGTGATCCAGATAATGTAATTTACAGATCTATGTGGGAAAGACACTGTTTTAAATGGTGTGATAATAATCCTTCAATAAAAACTTGGGCATCTGAAGAAGTTGTAGTACCATACTTCTATGAAGTCGATAAAAAATATCATCGTTACTTTGTTGATCTAAAGATAACATTTAAAGATGGTAAGACTATTATTGTAGAAATTAAACCAGATAGTCAAACAATTCCTCCAAAATTTACAGGAAGAAAAACTAAAAGATATATTAATGAGGGTATGACTTATGTTAAGAATATGAATAAATGGAAAGCTGCTAAAAACTTTGCTGAGGATAGAAACTGGGAGTTTCAGATTTGGACAGAAAAGACACTACAAAGTATGGGCATAATGCCAAAGCAGTCTAAGATGAAGAGTCTTCCGAAGATGAAAAAAATTAAAAAATCATTATAAATACTACAATGGCAAGTATATTTCAGAATCTTGAGATCGAAGCGTTTAGAGCAGGTATTAACCCTCGGACACAAGAATCAAGAGATTGGTTTAGAAAAAGAATCGGTGCTTTACGTGGCGGAGCAATGCGTAGAATCAATAGAAATCAACTATTGAGAGATGAAGAGCTGACGCTTGAAAATAGAGCTGTTATTGGTAATATGTATATGTTTTTCTATGATCCAAAACATAAAGATAAGTTGCCATATTATGATGGATTTCCATTAGTGATACCAATTGGACCAGCTGAAAAAGGCTTTCTTGGTTTAAATTTACATTACTTACCGCCTGTACTTAGGGCTAAATTACTTGATGGTCTTATGGATACAACAAATAATAAACGGTTTGATGAGTCAACAAAGTTTAATATAAAATATCAACAATTAAAGAGTGCGTCTAATCTAAGATATTTTAAACCGTGTGTAAAGCACTATTTAAATTCAAATGTAAGAAGTAGATATGCAAAGGTTGATTCACCAGAATGGGAGATAGCAACATTTCTTCCAACTGCATCTTGGAATAAATCCAGTGGTTCTGCAGTATATAGAGCATCAAGGAAAATGATCTAATGTTAGATATTAATGCATTTCAATCTTCACTTAAAGCTGGCTTAGCAAGAAATAATTTATTTCGAGTTCAATTACCTACATTTACAGATTTACCAGATATAACATCAAGTCAGCTAAATTTTATGTGTAGAAACATTAATCTTCCTGGTAGATCAATAAGTGTAAATGAAAGAGTCATAGGCATTCCAAAAGCTGAAAAAGTTGCGAATGGATTTTTAATTGACGATATATCAATTACATTTATGCTCACAAATACATATGATGCTAAAAGATATTTTGATTATTGGACTGGTTTATCTGTAGATTTTGATACATACGAATTAGAATACAAATATGGTTCAACACCCGGATCTGGATATACTAGACAAGTTACAATATATCAGTTAAATAATGCTAATGAAGAGGTTTACGAGTGCACTTTAATAGATGCTTTTCCTACACTTGTAAACGCAATAGAATTTAGTAATGAGCAAGGTGGTACTAGTGAATTAAATATACAACTCTCTTATAATAACTGGAAAGGTGTTTATAAAAACCCTAATAATTAAATGAAATGAGGATGAAAATATGGCGCTGCCAAAGTTAAATGATAAACCAAAGTATGAATTAATTATACCTTCGTCTAAACAAAATGTAAAATTTAGACCTTATTTGGTAAAAGAAGAAAAAGTATTGATGATGGCTCTTGAATCACAAGATAAAGCCGCTTCATTAAATGCAGTAGTTGATACTATTTCTTCATGTGTACAAGATGAATTTGATTCTAGTAAACTTACATTATTTGATATTGAATATATGTTTATTATGATTAGATCAAAGTCTGTAGGTGAAGTAAGCCAACTCGGTATAAAATGTAAGCAATGCGAAAAGACCAATGAAATTGCAGTACGATTAGATGATATTGAAGTAAAACAAGATAGAATAGTAGAAAAAGATATTAAACTTGAAGAAAATATTACGTTATCTATGAAATATCCAAATTTTAATGATGTACTTAAATTTGAAGATAATAATTTAACTGAAACAGAAAAAACTTTTATACTTATTGGTAAATGTATGGAATCAATTGAAACTGAAGAAGAAAATATTATGCTTAAAGATGTTTCCGATACTGAAGTAAATGATTTTATTGAATCTTTAAATACTGAACAATTTACTAAGGTAAAAGAATATGTTGAAAATATGCCAAGAGTTGAAAAAGAAATAAAATTTGTTTGTGGTGGTTGTGAAACTGTAAATACAATG